TGAATAAACCAAGATCTTTAAACCAACTATCATTTATTCCTATCAGTCCTCCCAGTTTTGATGCAAGCGACTGCATCGTCATTTTTGCCGCATCCCCGCTACTTTGTAAAACTCTTACATTTGCGGCATCCGTCACTGTCGGAAGTTCATTTTCATACACGTCATTTCCTGTTGCAGCAGCGGCGGCAAATGTTGAAGTTTCAGACAAAGCCATAACCATTCTTGTGGAAACCATATCCACCATTTCATCTACTGTCACATTTTGTTCGTTGCCGTCTTTATCCACAGCTTTAAAGCCAACTATATTTTCTAAATTCAAATCACTCATAATATCCAAATTTTATAAAGTTCTTATATAAGTTTTCCAATCTTTTTGATGCTCCTTGTAAATACGCTTTCTATGCTTCAACTTGTAACGAGTAAAGGAATCATCCGTATAGTTTTTCAAGTAATCAGGATTGCCCTGATTGGCGTATGCGGCGATTTCATACGGAATGGTATAATATGCCGAACTCGCAGGATGGCAGATAGGGTTTCCCTTGATCCACTCGACAAAATACCGCCAATAGTATTTTACCCATGAGCCGATAACCTGTGCCTGACGCAGGTGTATGGTTTCGTGCGTCAGGCTTTCCTTACCCGCATAGGTCTGCATATACCTATCTATGTTCTCCTTGTTCTCGGCACGGTATATCATCCGTCCGCACCACATCATGAAACGGTATCCCTTGAAAGGATAATGCTTCATGGCAAGCAGCTCAGGAGTGTCAAAATCACCCGGCTTGCTTGAGAACAGCATCTTGATTAATTGCCATAATTCTTTCATAGCGTTTCTATTTCAGATTCAAGTTCAGCGATATGGTTGTCTATACACGTGTTCACCTCGTCATTAAAGTTTGCTATATCCAGTTCCACACATCCGGCACTTGACCGGGCGCTGCTGTAGATACGGACATAGCCTCCGTTATTCAACGTTTCCTTAGCCAGCTTCAGTTTCGCCAGTTCGTCATTAATTCGGCTGGCGCGTTCCAAATTCTCAATCTTCATGTTGTTCCTCCTTCTTTTTATCCAGATAATCATTCAACGAATCGGCCAGCAAGCCGGACAACATAGGGGTAGAACGTCTTATGATATCCACCTCCTCTTCGTCAAGTTCCACACCATCTACAGTCGACTTGAAGATTTTCTCCGCAAGGAGATGCGCCTTCAAACCCGCTACGTTCTTGTATATCCAGTCACCGAAGGCTTCAGTGATGTTACTGGCTATAAGCTTTTCTTTTTTAATCCCGTCATAAATAGGAAATTGTGCAAAATTTATTTTCATACTTTATATTTAAATTATCCGCAATAAAACATAACCCAATAATTACCCATACACTTAATGAAGCCGGATGCAAAATCCAAATCAATATAAGACACCTCCTGTCCTCCGGGGGCAGGCAGGATGCGCCCGCCTGTCAGTCTTACCCCGCCGCTCATACGTTTGAAGTATATGGTATGTCCCGGAACATCCGGAGGAAGTGTCACTTCTATATTACCCGTATTAATAAACATCACATTGTCATCATTGTTATTCAGGGAAGTGCTGACGGATATGTTCCTCCAGTTCCCCACTATGCCATGAAGAGACACATAACTGTCATTGTTCGGATGAAGGAAAATGTTACCCCCCTCCACGAACAGAGGAATGCTCAGGGTCTTGATGTGCATCCCGATCATGGCATTTGGACTCTGTATGTCAATTCCAGCATCATACTTAATCCCTTCGATTGTGGTAAAGAACGTGTTTCCCCCGATTCTTACGTTTGCAAATGTCCTTTCGTTATAAAACTCAATTTGTCCGGCAGACAGGTTGAAACCAACATAAGTATCTGTTGTATCCTTATAAAGGATCTTTGAGGACAATACCCCCGAAGCGATGGAGAACGGACCGATACGTCCTTTATCCGCTGTGATTGTTCCTGTAATCTCTGCATTCTTACATTTGAAATACCCGGTTACGCCATTGATAAGAAGAGTCTCACCTTCATCGTTGTGGGATTTAAGCACATTGTTTTTGAACATGAATCCGGCTACATTCGCACCATCGGCAAACAGGGTGTCAGTAGCGATATTCACAAACTTCTGCATGGCTTCCCAGTTCGAATCCCCGTTGGCTGATGTGGGTGCAGCGGTAACGGAAGCACCGTAATTCTTTACAAGGAAATTATAATAAACTCCCCCTATCAGATATATGACCTTATCCCGGTAATCCGCATTCCAGACATAAGTCTGTCCTGATGTGAATACACCTCTGTCACGGGGAAACGCCCCTGTTGCTCCTGTTGCTCCTATGGAACCATCATTAGCAACACCCACCCCTTTTTCAGCGATAAAATTATTATTCCATGCGTTCGCGTCCGATGCGGATTGATAAGCCCGGACGGCAAACTGGGTGTATCCGGCTGTCGCTGGAACGGATATCTGATTGCTTAGGGTAGCACCTACATGCGCCAGCCAGCTTCCGTTGTATTTGCGTGCAGCAAGATAGAACCTGTTCGTATCGCTCACATTACCGCCTACATTCTGTTTCATGGTAACGACAAACGCTGACGGTGACGGTGTGCCCGTACTGGTAAAGTTTATTGTGCTTACCGGGCTGTCAAGCCAGTACGAAGCGGACGGTTCGACACCGGAAGTCATTTCCTGCCAGTCGGAGTTGACAGCCTTGTCCGATCTCTTCCCGGAAAGTATGTAACCGCCATCCTTCTTCCTTAGATAACGTCCACCTCTCACACGAAGAAGCGGAAGTGGCGGATTGGATGTTTGAACCTTGCTTAAGTAAGATCCTCCGGCAAACGATACTGTACTGTTTTTCGCATACGGAGTGTTGGCGGACTCCCAATGACCGGCTGCTGTGATGCTCTCACCGTCAGCACCGTCCTTACCGTCAGAAAGCATGGGAACGGTTTCAATATCCACTATCTGGTCATTCACATAGAAAACAAACTTCAATGTCTTCGTAAAGTTTCCGCTTGATATGGCTGTATTGTTGTTTATGGTAGTTTCTGTTCCACCGTCTATGCTGTATTTCAATGTACCGTCCGTTGTGGTGGATATCACGCCTCCCACTGACTTTTGCCTGTAACATGATACGGAAGACACGCTGTAGTTCCCATTCTTGTCCTTGCTTACAGAAGTGGCAGAAACGATTATACTGTATAGCACGGCATCTGAACCGTCCGCACCTCCACGGACCCCGGCTACAGTGAATGACAGATCACGGGAATACTGCTGCCCGTTCTTTGTAGCCCTGATTGTGATCTTCACCGTGTTTGTCGCAGCAAGAGTAGCTCCGGCAGATACCGATATTGTCACCACTCCCGTATTCTTGTCTGTCGCACACAGAAGATTTGTGTCAGGTGTACAGGTGATGCTGTCAAGGGTGAGCTTTTCCGTTCCATACCACATACTGACAGTTGTATTCCAAGTCTGTGAGGATACGACCTTTCCATCTGAAGTAAGGGCTGCATTGACCATCTCGTTATCGAAGTCCGCCATGATGGCATTCTCCCCGTCCTTACTCCAGCGATGCACCACAGCCGGATCACTGAACTCAGACCATACGCCATTTTCCTTAAAACGTGTACAACCCCATTCAACCTGATGGTCTGCGTCCGTACCAAGATAATTATCCGTCCAGCCTTCCGGAACATAACCATCTTTCTGCTGACTGTCCGGCTTTTCAGGGGTGTTATCTATGATATTGCCTCTTGTATATATATACTCATAGCCCTTACCGTCTTTTCCGTCCGATATCATAAGCTGCCATCTTCCGTCCTGATAGATGTAGGTAGCACGGTCAGTCGTGTTACGGTATGAATCACCGTTTTTCGGATTGGCAGGAGCCGTGGCAAATTCACCAAGGAAAGTGATACTCTCACCTTTCAGTTCACGCCCGTCAAGCAGCATATCCCAGTCTTCGTTAACCTCCCAGTCGGCAGGTTTCCCGGCAAGATAATAACCACCGTCCTTCTTTCTTAAGAAATTGCCACCTTTGATACGCAATATTCTGATGGGAGGATTGGAGGTTTCCACCTTGGATATAAAGACACAATTGGCAAGAGTGACCATTGTGTTGGCTTTGTACGGGGTTTTGGAGGATTCCCAATGACCGCCACCTACTACGGACAATCCCGGATCACCTTTTTGCCCTTCCGCCACTTGTTTCAGCCATGCCGGATTATCATCTGACGGTTCTGTTGTCGTTCCGTTATCATCAACACACAACCACAAAGCCCCGTTATGTGACACCCGGTCATAGTAGGCGTACTTACCTGAAACCCATTCACCCTTGTCCAAGGGTACACGAACTGTCTGTCCGGTGATCTCATCAACTTGAAAGATAAGCCCGGTCATGATGATGTTCTGAAGAACGGCTGAGTAACTGTCCGCATTAATACCGGCTACAGTCATACCCTTCTTCTTGCCGAACCAGCTCTTCATCTGTGCCGGCTCCGGGTCCCAAGTGTTGGCATTGTCAAAGAATGTAATACAGTTATTTCCGTTGACTGAATCAATAAGTATATAAGTCTGACGTTCCGGGTCCGTAAAGTTACCTGTTTGTGCCAATACCATCTGCTCGGCAGGTTTCCAGTCAGAATGCCCCGGACGGGGAATGACAGTAAACTTCTTGGCTGTATAATCTGCGGCAGTCACCCGGAATTTCATTTCTTCAAAACCGTTCAGTTTGCCTTCGCTATTTTTAGTCACAAAATAGGTGGTAAGGATGTCATCAACAAACTGGCTCAATCCGTCCGCATCTGTCAGATCGGGAGCGATGGTGTAGGTTCCATCGCCGTTATCCACGTATGACAATACGGTACAACCACCACCGGGGGAGTTTACCATACGTCCTTTGAAATAGGTTGTACGGTTATAAGCTATTTCAGGAACAAACAAACGCTTACGAAATACACCGCTTTCCATTTCAAGATTGCCCTTTTCGTCTATGTATCCACCTGATACACCAGTAACGAAATCACCGAACTTGGCATATTTCTTAATCAAGACTCCGCCCAGTAAGGATAACAAGTACTTAGTGGAATCCGCCACGTCCTTCCGCAAGAATATCTCTTTCAGCTTCTCCGCACTGTTCTCTATCTCAGTCATTACACGCAATGCGCTCATCACATCCTCATCGGTGTAGGTGACATCCTTGTCACCCTGCTTTACGATGCGGTTTATCAGATTTCCTGCTATCTTAAGACCTTTGAGGTAATTAATGATCCCTTGCGCATCATCATCGTTCAATGCGGAAAGGAACCAGTCAAGCACAGGCGTATTCTTATCCAGCGTGTATGCAGATGTGGCATGGTCGGCGTTAGTGACATCGCCCCCTCCGCCACCACTGCCGCCACCGCCGTTCTGCTTTATCTCTTCAACCTCAATGGAGATCTTACTAAAGTTGCTGTTGATGCGGTCTGCCGTTTCGCTCCAAGTTCCTGTTTTGTTTATTGTATTAAGCTCCATATATCCTGTTCCACTTTTACCATTCCGCATCCGGGTGCACTTCAACGGACAGATGATTCATTATTCTGATGATTAATTCTCGTATCATAAGTATGTTTCACTATTTAAGTTGGTCCATTATTACAATTTCCCAAATTATTCTACAAACTATTTATATACATACCTAATCCTCTTCCTATTTTCCTTCCTCCTATTTCGTTTGGATGCAGTGTCCCATCATTCATATATACTTCTACTTGATCAATAGTCCAGCCGTTTGAATGGAAGTCGTAATAAGGAACCCCAAACATCTCATGAATTTCCCTCATAGCTTTAGCAATCAAATTCATATTCATACCATTTCGCAAGAGAGGTGGAGTACAAGGTTGAGAACCATAAGGTAATCTTTCCGGCTGAGAGCATAAAACGACTGTTATTCCCTTGTTCCAATTGTGTATGATATTAACGCAAGTCATTATGGCTGCATACAGACTTTGTGGAGTTCTTCCCTCTTTAATATCTTCTTCTGTTAAGACTTTGTAACTAGTATCTATGCTATCATCCTTAACATAATATCCGGCCTCATTCAATTTAAGAATCGGTACTCTTAATTCAGCATATTCATTCTTTATGCAATCGTTTATTGTCCCTAATATATCTCCCCCATGACCATAGTCATTCGTACCTCCCAAAATAGTCACAAAATCACTTTGTAGAATAAGCTCTTTATTTTTTATTATATTTTGTGGGAACCTTGTGAGTGGCTGACCATTTCCATCTTTACCTGTATCTCCTATTTTATTTAATCCGGTTACTTCCAATAATGCAGGAAAATATTTTCCCTGCATTGTATAGCTGTCACCAACACAGAATATCTTTTTACCAACATGTGGCATAAGCTTTGAAATCAGTGCTCTCCCTCCTTGGTCTATTGGATTGATAAGATATGGATTGAACTGAGATGCATAACTTGATTCTTTATTTTTTTTTGAAAGCCATAGAGAAGCCGCTTTGTCTATAGCTAATTCTTCGGATGTTATAACTCCGGATGTTCCCAGTTTTACTCTTACATAAGCAATACCCATTTGTATCGGTTCTCCCGATACGAATCCTTTTTCAGAAGTAATATCAATTTTATTTCTATCATACGTGAACAATCCAATAGTTGCATTGGAGTAATATATATCTCCTTCGAAGACTGGTATATAGTCAGACACCCACCATCCGTTGCCCAATTTTGTGACCTTTGTCGGATTAATCAAATTATCACTTTTAAGCAAAACGTCCTGCTCAATTATAGGTAATGTTCTTAGCTGGTTAATATACTTCGTAATATCTCTAATTTTTTCAATTTCCGATAAAGTTAAGTCGGTAACATAATATCCATGACCTGATAATATTAATTTCGAATCGGTTTCGATTGCAATTTTTTCATATGTTTCTATATTTTCAGGCATTGATACATCTCTATTGACCGTTATTCCAGCAAACATTCTTGAGGAAATCATATTCCATATTCCATTTCTATATCCTTTTAAATGCCAATAAGTATTAGCCTCACTCGTTAAATTAACAAGATGTATAATATCCCCCTTTTTAAAAGTATTTTTAAATACAATTTTTGTACTTTCACCGTTGGCGACCACTACTTGAGAGCCAAAAATAGAACCTATATCCGCTTTTGTTTTAATAGGTTCAAGATCTTTATTTTTGATAGAAGTATAAATCTTTATATCATCCGAATTTGAAGACGATTGCTTTGATGCCGCAAAATATTTGCATCGCTCTGGAAATACAACCAACATTGGAGCTAATAATTTATTTTTCGTAGTATATGGTATGGATGATATGAAAGATTTGGCAGCGTCATAAAAAGAAACGGCTACATTTGTATTTATTTCAGTTATTAGGTTATGTATAGATACGGATTTCATTTCTCCAACTTCTATGTAATCAGTAGCAGAGCCATAAGCATAAGAAATAAAATTACCAGTATTATTAATTACAGTAGCATTTTTTCTTGTAAACAATATTTCTTTAGAAAAAGAAATGCCAATGTTACTTTCTAACTCGGACAATTCCGTAGTCAAATTTTTGCGTCTGTTCGGGTTAACCACCGCATCATAGATGGTAGCCGGGTAAATGGTTTGTCCGCCCTTCGTCAGTTTATGCATTTTTACCATATTGTATTCTATTATTCGCCTAAGTTCCGCCGGAACTTGGGCTGTTGTTATTTTATGTAATTATTTATTAACTATTAAAATCACTCAGCACATCATCATACTCCTGATCTGACAGAGATACGCTCTGCACCGCATTGTATGCGGCATAATCCGGATAGGGCATGATCTCCGCTGTGCTCTCATCCGTCTTCCCGGTAGTCAGCACAATCCCTGTATCTTCAATAGATACAAGGTTGCAGATGCCATCTCTAAAGTCAGAATCAGAAATGAAGTATTCCCGTTTGACCGACAGAGCACCGGGACGTAGTCCATGCCTGTCAAAAATGACCAACAGACCACCATCATCAAGCCTGCGGCAGTTCTTGTACCCGTGCCCGTCAAACTCCGCAACGACACACCCCGACAGGACTGTGCGGTAAGTGAACCGGAAAGGAGTATTCACATCCCCGTTCAAGTTCTTCTCTATGATCTTAAAATCGGACTGATAATTAATTCTCATAACTATAATATTGATGTTACATCGTCTATTTCCTCGGCTGTCAGGTAGCTGGATAAGTCAACACTTCCGCCACCTCCTGTCGTGCCTGTAGGACTCCATTTTCCCTTTGTTTTGCATTCATATATAGGACCCGGTATGGTGTCACCCACAACAGCCCAGTCACCTACAACAGGAGATGGAACAGCCTCTTCCAGTGATTCAAGAGTAGAGAACAACCCCTTGTTGCGGATACCGTTCTGCTTGACCTTCTCCACTTCGGTAGAAGTCTTGCTAAAGTTGTTGTTAAGACGGTCTGCCGCCTCACTCCAAGTTCCCGTTTTGTTAATAGTATTCAGTTCCATATCACTTCACTTTATTTGGGCAACATGTTCTGATCCCATACAATCTCAGAACCTTTAACCATAATTATGCGTCCTCCCATTATCTGGGTCTGATATATATAACCGTCACTTCCTTTTTGCTCCGCGACCATACTATCCGGGCGGAAATATAATCTATCACTGCTAGAAGGATCGAACATGGAAATACTGGGAATCATCCCTCCAAGCCCGTACTGTAGGGAGATACTGAACAGTTCTTCTTCATTATAATCATACATTCTGATAGACGGTACGGAATACTCATCCTCAGGGGATATTACGATCTTGTAACCATTGGATGATATGACATTGACAGTACCACTAAACTCTCCCTCTCCTTTTATCCAGATATTGCCTTCCTTATCAATCTTAAAATTTCCGTTAGGTGACTTTACATTTTTAAAGATTCCGCTTTCCGCATTGACTTCCCCCCGGAAATATCCGCCCAAAGCATAGATATATCCTCTTAAGAACACATCACCGCCATGAGTGGCAACGAAGTTCGCCATGTTCGCCCATTCTTCATCCGTAGGCCGGTAATCAGGATCATTACGGAACCTCATTACGGTCAGAATTGCCTGTTCAAGTTTTCCTCCTGCCCAAAACGCCACATCATCATCGTCATTGTATATGCCGCTAACTCCGGCTGTGACCTTCTGTAACTTGCCATTCTTGTAATTACCCAGTTGGATCATATTGGCCAATATCAGACCACCAAGAATATCCACAGATCCATCCTTGATCGCACTGGCGATATAATTGATTGACTGGAAACCGGCTGTTGCCTTGTCATTGTCAAGAATTGAAGGCTTCCAGTCAGTAGCGATGGTTCCACGCTCTAACTGAAGGTCACAAACGGTTGCGGTACCACTGACAAGAAATATACCACTGCCATTGAAGGTGATCTTATGGGTATATCTCTGATAAGAGGATGTGAGAGGCTGAGAAACACTAAAAGAACCGCACGAAACAGACACAGACGTACCCTTTGCTTTATAACTGATAACATAACTTTCTCCTTTAATCAATGATACGGACTGGGACAAACTACCGATTGCAGCAGAGTACCCGGAGCCGGCATCACTGTCCGCAGATACGGTAGCCACACCCGTCCAATATTCCAGTTGCTTGCTAAAAAGTTCGGTATCCGCCGATAGCTCGGTAGCGGCAGACAGGTCCTCTGTTTCATAATCTCCGGTAAACCCGGAATTACGCAACAGATTGACACTTCCGACAGCCGCATTGTCTATCGCATCCTTAGCCTCTTGGGCAAGATCAGCCGCCGCCTGTATCTCATCCGGCAAGCCTTCCATATTCTTCCATCCGGTGGAACCCTGCTCGATATGGAACATACCCTTGATATCAACACCTTTATCCTGAGTGTATTCCATGTAAGTGGTCCGGTCCTTGTCACCAATGTACGTATCTCCGTACACCTTCATCCGGGCCTTGCCGGTAGACCTGTCAAAATCAAAAGAAATGACATCTTTCCCGGTCAAGGTAAAATCATTAATACCCTGATACATGATGATGGACGGAGAAACTTCGTTCACCGAAGAGAGAATTATCGCCGCCTGTCTGGTGATATCAGTCTTATGGCCCAATCCCACGATATCATCACCTGCCACCGGAACATCGTTCTCGACATTAGGATCACACACGGTCTTGGACAGGTCTATATAATTCTCACCTACTGCTGTGACCAACCGCCAGTAATAGCGGTTGCCGACATGATGCGAAATGCCTGTCTTGATATTGCACTCCTGTGCGATGGCGAGAGATCCCGGAGTAAACTGGTTCTCTATCTCAATTCCGTCTTCCTCTTCCTTGAAATAACAACGGTAGACATCATCCAACTCATCCACACGGTTGCATTTCATGCCTGCATGGGAAATCACCTGCTCGCCACCTACATACGTCTTCTTCTTTACTTCAAGCTCGTCAAAAACGGCTTTGACCTTGACATACAGATAATCAACAACAGCCTGTGACATACCGTTCTCAAGTACAGTAATTCCACTACCGTTCTTACCTATCAAAAGACCTTTTAAAAAAGTGATCAGCTCATTGGCTGTGTCGTTATTTATCTTTGAGATAAAATAACGGGATATTCTGCCAAGAATATCTGACACGTTGAGAGAGACACCCATCCTCTCACCTATGATATCCCCGGCTATCTCTGTAATCGTACTTCTCAAAGCGGAAACATTGGCGGACAACTTATCTGTTAGCTCCACGGATATATCATACAGGCAATTTTTATCCGCCTTACAAGTAAATGAGTTCACATACATGAAGTATTCCTTATCATTATACTTTATGTATATACGCGAGTTCTCATTCAACAGACCAGCTAACATACTGTTTTCTGCAAGGAAGACACGTGAGAAACTTACGGAAAAAGAGAACTTCTCATCGTTGTTTTCAGACATATACTTTATCAACGCCTCATCTAATCTCTTCTCGGCGGCAAGCACAAGAGATTTCGGCATTTTAATACCTGTAATCACAAACTTATCCCCAACAGAAGGTTTATAGTTATTTGTGGCATTAGGCATAACAACCCCGAAAGTAGTATTGTCCTTTTTTACCGCAATCCAAACCTCATTTGTAGAAGTGTTTTGTTGGCTTTCTATATATTGGGATGTTTGTGAAGTAACCTTCTGTTCAAAATCTCCTGCTGGTAAGTTCCCGGAAGAATCCACCAATACAGGATTGAATGCCCTTCCCGGCTCATTGTCCTTATAGGTAACTCCTATTTCAAACTCGCAAGCAGCACAATTACCCGTAGTCATATTGATTACAGCCGTACCACCTTCCAAACCTTGTTCGAACAGGTTAAAACCGTAATCCCCATTATATATATGTAATTTTATGTAGAAATAAGAATGTACATACTCATCCGTGCCATTGAATATATTATTCCCTTCTCCTGTTCCGAGTTCGTCACTATCGTTATCATCAAAAGCAATATCCGCAATCTCACCAAATAACTGTCCCGAAGCGTTTGTTACATTTTCTATGGTAGGCTTTATATCGCTAAAATCTACCTTTATCTCTTTTACTTTCTTAGAAGAATATGTATTTTTGAAAAAATAGTAATCATTTGTACCGGGTATTTTATACGTATCGTTAAGTGCATTGTAGAATCTTTCCGCTCCATTTGTTTGTCTATAAATGGAAGGCATAAGGTTTTGCGTGCGTTCTATAGTACCTTTTTCATCATCATTCGGATAGTAGAAAGGTATGTTGTCAGAGCTACCAACACCAGTAACGCGATTGACGGTCTTATAATTGGCGTTTGTCTTTTTTATTGATACAAGCCCTTTCTTGTACTCGAAAGGAGTAGAAATTACATTCTCTGTATATCCTATGTGACAAACCTTACCTACAAAGTAATAAGGAAGTTCGTATATGGTATATATGGACTGTAACGCTTCTGCAAGGTATACGCTGTCAAGAGAAACAAGTTTGCTTTCAGAAGTAATATCTTCATCAATCACTATCGAATATCCGATACCCGATTTTGCCATTGAAGCGTTAAGGCGACCAACAAACTCGTTTATATCCCCCATGAACTTGACGGAAGTGGAATTGGAGTGATACGTGTCTTCCCCGGCTGTCACCACGTCCATGAAATATACGTTTTCCAGCACGATACGTTCTGAAACGAATTGAAGCTCATGCTTGTACATGATACTCTTGTTGTCCTTTGAGGATGTAGGCACTTGGTCAATATAATATTTTTCCCCCCTAAACTCAACAAACTCTTCTCCTGTCCATAGTTCGTCTAAGCATGAAGGATAGTTCAGTGTAGCGGTCAGTGTGGGAGTTCCTGCCATACGTTGTGCCGTATAGGTGTACTCACCTAATTTTGCAGGCATATCAGCATTCGGAAATTTTACTTTACTTCCTTGCGTATCAAGTTTTAATATGTACAGACTTTCCTTTTCCATTTATTCTTTTACCACATCAATTTGTTCCGTAACTCCTTTGTCCTTTTTTTGCTGTTTCTCCAACAGCTTTTGAGCCTCTTCCTTCTCCTTTGCTATACGTTGTTCTTCATCGGGAACGGATTCGGTGTTTTTCTCAATGGCTGTTTTTGTGGAAAGAATGCCGGCTTGCTTCATTGAGATAAGTATGTTATTATACTCCGTTGCGCTGAACGGTTGCCATATTTTGAACTTACAGCTAACACGAAGTTTTTTAAACTCGGTGACGGCATTAAGATTTTCACTTTTGTTTACAAGCTCTTTGGCAAGCCCTTCCTTGAACAGACGCATCATCTTGTCGGCGAAATTCTGCCACTCGATAACACCCTGTTGGGCGTTCTTCAAGTCCAAGTCACGGGTAAGCGTGATAGCCAGTGCGCTTATGTCACCGCTCGACTTGACATCCTTCGGTAAAAGGAAAGTGCAGGAAGTGTTTATCTGTATCTTCTCGAACAGGTCTTGCAGACTGTCAAGCATTCCTTGCGGACTGGGGGGTGCTTTAAACTCTGCACTTCCGTTCCCGTCCATTGACTTGTCCTGCAAAATGATACTTCCGGCAAGTTTCTTGGTTGTCTCGGATATATTTCCTTTGATATACAGTATTCCCCAGCCATGCCTTTTCTGAATGACAAAGAAGATGTTATAGATAATCTCGTAAATCTCAATAAGGCTTTGACCGTTGTTCCACGCCACATCACCACGTTTGGTGCACAATGGTATCTCGCTGAAACCGTGCTCAATCGGAGTTTCCCTTACAAAACCGTCCTCTGCGGCTTCTTCACCGTCTCTTGGCGTGTGCATACGGTACATGTAGGTATCATCGTAGCTGTCAATATATTCCACACCGTTTTCATCGGCATAGTAGACGCTTTCAAGAAGCCTGTCGCCGTTGTTGTCATTGTGCGATATGATAACGTAACCATCCTCATAGCTTATCAGACGGCATTTGATACGTCCCTTATAGTCATAATAGAACAGAAGTCCGGCATCGCCTGTGGCAAGCTGCGAACGGACTGCCTTTGTACGCCATCCATCCATATTCCTGTCTACCCAATACTCCTTGATTGTGGAATAGTTGGCTTTATCTTTCTCGGAAGGAGTGCCACCTCTCAAAGACAATGTACAGGGATTTCCGCAAAGGTAGATTACGTGGCTCGCCAGTATCTGTTCTTGGAAAGCTAATGCCGTGCGCTGGAACTTGATTTCCTGATATCCCCCATCTTCTAACTTGACGCAAATGCTCGGCAAGTTTTGATCAAATAATACCTCATGGCTCATCGGGTCAAGCTCTTTCAGAAACTTTTCCTGCGAAACGATATTCTTTTTTACATTCGGAAGCCTTGCCGTGCGTGTTTCGGTAATGGTTGCGGACTGACCGTCGGAATAGTCGTTTGTAGAGCAAGTGTCACTTCCTCTGAAAAACGGTTTCTTCTGCAACAAGGCATTTACGTTCCGCAATAGATATGTTTTTTTCTCTTCCCGTGTCATTTTTCCGCATCAATTAGGTTGTAATACTTCATACAGGCTTCCTTGCTCGGCATTGCAGAACACTCTCTCGAAGTCCATTTGCAGATAATGTCGTGCTTCTGCGGAACAACGATTATTCGCTTCTGCCCCTCTTCCTCTTCAATATTGAATTTATCGTTCAGCTTCACGCGTGCATCCAACACGACCTTACTTGCTTTGATAAAAGTGTCTGAATCTCCACTTGTTTTCGCATCGTCAGCAATCTGTTTCATCTCCGATATTTCTTTCAGCAATGCTTCTCGGTTCTCATCTTTAGATATGGTAGTGATAGCACCGATGCCGAAAGGTTTCAGTTTCTCGGCAAGCATGGATAACACCTTGTTTGAAGGCTTTTCATCTTCTTGGTAAGCAACCTTTGCAGCAAGAGCCTTATCTACGAAAGAATCACACATTACCAAATAGGCAACATCTCTTACCCTTGCTTCAATTCCTTCTGTTTTAAGGGAATTGAGAATATCCTTTATGTCATTGTAACTAATCATTTCCTAACCTAATACCATAAATGTTCATCGTAAATACTTCCTTCTGTCTGTGCATGGAACGCTTGTTTGGTTTCTTCTTCGTGATTGTAATACCCTGCTTGAATCTCATTCCCGTATTCAATGTTAGCGCACGGAAGCATTCTCATAGCGCATGGGTCTAACAAGTCCATCGATCTGCCTTTCCCCAACATCTGATTCATTTTCTTCTTGTTCCAAAGCCGTTTCTTTCCGCTCTGCATATCATCAAACCGTACAACAGAGCATTCTTCCATAAACTCGTTCTCAACCGTCACTTTGTATTTCAGGTTCTGGTGAGTGTATGTCTGTACGGCAAGTTTATCGTCAAAGGTTAGATTACCTTCCTCGATCATCTTGCATAATCTGATATAGCACATATCCTTTACTGTCATTGCGGTAAGTTGGTAAAGCCCGAAAGGTTTATTTAGTGAGATATAAGGTACTGCATCGGGAATGTAATCATTAAAATACCGTCCGGCAGTCGCGTCAAAAATGATATGGCTTTCAGCTGTTCCATGCTCAAATGCAAATGTCTTCACTGCCATAGCGTTTTCTCTCGGAGTGGACTTGCTAAGAATGAGAATGTCGTATGCGTGAAATCCATCCCATGCAAGTGCAACAAGGTTGTCTGTACCATAATCCGCCAAATCCACGGTAATCCATTTGTCACCGTTCACGGCTGGGTTGTTGTTGAATACGCTTTGCGCGGAAGTGGATGGAATAGGTATCTTTTCGTTTTCTTCGGGGTCAACGTTGAAGTTTCCCTCAATGATAGCTTGTGCCATTTTACCGCCCGAAGCGGCAACAGAGCCTATGTAATTAGGATTATTTTCAAGCATAGCCCTATTTTCAGATAGCTTACCTTGATAGAATACGAATGACTTAATCATATTCGTATAGTCAAAATCACCTCCAATACGGGCAAGTTTTCTATCAATATCTATCTTACACTTAGCATAAACTTCTTCTTTGGAATCACCCCAAACCACATCATCAACAGTAGAACCGTTAACATAGAAGTATCTCACTTTCCCGTTTCTATCCGACATAATAAAACCGTCAACCCCAATGTACCAATCCAAGAACTTTCTCGTCCAATGACTACGTTTCGGGTTAAGGGTACCAAAGAACTTTCCCGTAAACGTCTTTGAACGTCCACGGTTACGGGTCTGCACATAGCTGAATGCTTCCCAAGACATTTCGGTAATCTCATCAATACATATCGCATCAATCTGTTTACCTTTCCATTGCTCACGCATTTTGTCAAGATTAGTATCATCTATATAGGTCAAGTCGCAATACGCACCACTTGGGAATGATACGCGAGGACTATCGGCAGTCTTTACAGAACAATAGTCACCGAATATAGCCTTGAATGTATCTACGAATGAACCTCCCGTCTTTTGCGACTGCAAAGACCTACGTGTAATAACCGCACGAAAATCCCCATCTGTCATTAATGGCTCTGCAAGAGCGAGAACAAGAGCAAAAGATTTTCCACCGCCAAGATTCCCACCACCAAACACTACGTCCACACATGATGACACAAACTGCATTTGGAATCCTTCTTGCGGCTTGATTACGACTTCTCTATGTACTTCTTGTTCTTTCATCAAAAGCAAAAATACCTCTTAATAATAAGGTAATATATACTTAAACCAATGTCTATTTATCATAGTGATAAATACAGTGATTTTTTTATAGTTATACCTTTTTATTAAAGCATTACTTTCGCATATAATCATTATAAAACATATAGTGTATGAAGTTTACGAAAGAGCAATTTTCAGAAGCACTGAAAGTGAAACTCACCAACAACGGCAAGAAAAACTTAGCTATGAGTGAGAGAAGTTTCAACGGCAAAGTAGAAAGAATCTACAAGCGGTTGGAGAAAGCGAGTGATAAGGACGAGTTGGAACTGGATGATGTTGTTGCCGACTACTTGGATGACTTACAAGAGGACGATAACAACATACGAAATGACAACTCAAAATTTATAAAAGAGTGGGAAAAGAATCATCCGAACAAGGACGATAGAAGTGATAACAAGGATGACAAAGGAGACGAAAGCAAACTGGATAAGTTGCTCAAAGAACTCCAAGATTTGAAATCAGAGCGTGAGGAAGAGAAAAAGATAAAAGCTATCTCAGACAAACGCAATCAACTCAAATTATCCTTAAAAGGGAAAGAAGTCAAGAACGAGGATTGGATTAACGACCAACTCGAATTGATTCACATTGATTCTGAAACAGATGTTGATGCTCTCACAGAAAGACTGCTCAAGAGCTACAATAAGTTTAATGCTAACACTCCACCTGACATCACTCCAGGAGGCACGGGAAGCGGTAAGGAAAAGACCGATGACTTTGCCGATGTGGTTGCTGTCGTAAAGAAGCAATCGCACAGAGAAGAAAAGTAATAATAATTTAAACCAAAAAGAAAATGTCAGATTTTTATCAGCAAATTCTATTGAACAGTGGCTACCTTCCCGGTAGAGCATTGGTTCAGGCTCGCGGAAGCATTGGTGGACACCGCTATGTATTCGTGAAGTTACAGATGAGCGGAAAGGACGCACTTGTATTTCCTACCAGTGGTGGAATTGTTAAAAACCCATTCAAAGGTAATGCAAGAGCTTTTGCCGGAACGCTCGCTGAATATATTCCCAGTAATGGTTCTAATGGAAGCGAAATACGTATCCTAAAATCGTATGCGGTTGCAAAAGCTACAACTGAATCTACAGACACAGATATTTACCTGAAAAGAGACGGATATTCTCTTATCCCATTCGTAGGAGATATCCTCATGGTAGCACCTTCTACATTGACAGGAAAAGGCACAGCGGTAACAATTACAGCCGTTGAAAAAGCGACTGACGGAACGGCTGGCGATGTTTGGAAAGTTACATTGAGCGCAACCCTCGGATCATTAACAACTTCATCTGTCCTTGTTGAAGCGAAAGAAACAGGCTCTGGTAAAGAAGCGATGGTTACTAATCCTAACTCATACCTTCCCTGCGACTTTGATTTTGTTTTTGACCCAGCTACATCCGAAGATGATTTCGATGGTGCAAGATACCTTATCACTCCTGCATTGGCATTAGGAGATGTATTCCTCTACGAAGACCGTATGCAACCTCTTTCGGCTGCATTAAAAGCTTTGAACAAGAGCAAGGTTAAGGGTTGGTTTAACATTTAAAATTGACGAGACTATGCCTAAATTTGATTTTAATAACAGCAGATATGCAAGATTTTTTTCTGACAAGACCAATCAACGTTTCTTGCAATCCTTTGTCAATACAGAAGGTCTGCTATACACTAATTATGGTTGGTACAAGACTCAAGGTGTAAAAGCTGGTGCTCCCACACCTACCGCCCCTAATGGCATCGCTACTTTTTCTGTGAAAGGACGTGACTTGAAAGCCGCTCCTTTGATGGATTTGCGTGCACCTCTTGGTGACAGTAATCAAATGGATAAGGACGGTCTGTACTGGTACACCGCATCCATTCCTGATTTTATCGCTCCCGGTTTCGTTGAAACAGCTATGGAACGTGAAGCAAAAGAACAACAGTTTGAGTTGTTTGGAAACGATGCCGATTTGGTAGCCGCTTGGGTACATACATTACAGTCCCAGCTTGATAGTGCGGACGCAACCATGAACTTCATGACTGCACAGTTAATGTCTAAAGGTAATATCGACTACCGCAATATCGCACGTGGTATTCAAATTCCGTTGCACAAAGCAGACATTCCGGATGAAAATTTCACTAAAGCAGGAACTAAGGTGTGGACTGACGCTGAATGCAAGATTCTGAGCCAAATGGCGGAAAAGGAGAAAAAATATCGTGAAAAATGGGGATATGAAGGTGCAATGGAATGGCAGGTTACACGCAAGATGTTTTACGAAGTAATGTTGCAAAATGCCGAAGTTAAGGAATTGATTGAAAGTTTCAAGAAAAATCCTTTAGCTTACATCGCAACAACCGCTACTGCGCCTACTACACGTGAGTTGTTCTTAGCAGCTTTCCGTGATTATCCCGGTGTATCTCCAATTGAAATTGTAGAAGAACGTGAGCGTAATCTTACCAATACTGGAGACACATTCGTGCAAGGTTGGGATGATAAGATTGCAGTTCTCCGTCCTACCGGATATGCTTGTGAGTTTGAATACACCAATAACTTAGACAAACAGATGTTTGACAAGTATGGTTCAAGCGTAATAACTAAAATTTTTGCTCAGGCTAATGATGGTCTCTGCACGATTGTGAATACAACGACAAACAACGGGCTGTATAAGGAATGGCATACGGATGTGATGATGTCGGCTTGTCCTGCACTGAAAACATTCCGCAATCACGTCATTGTAGACACAAGTCAGGCAGACGATTAATGTACAACACATTGCAACAGTAGCAGTTATGGAAAAATCATTTGACCCGATAGCATACCTCAATGGGCTTACGAGATTTGTCTTTGAAGATGATGCGCTTGAAAATATCGCATACGAAAACGGTTTGATGTTTATTTCAGACCGTTCCGAAATAGACGAATGCACTAAAGACCATTGCCTTATCGCACTATATGAGCTTGTCATTAACGGTCCGTGGTCTGTGGCTTCATCATCACTCCAGCATGGCAGTTATAGACAGGACGTAGGCAGTGAAACGGTAACGGCTCCCATAATCCAAAACTTGAAAGACCGTCTGAAAGCACTGTACAAAAAGTATGGTGAAGAAGAAGCGTTGGGAAGCATGGATTCGGGTAGTATGAGTTGGGTCAATGAAAATTCATTAGATGTATAGCTTATGCGTCTCAAAAGAAAAGCAATAGCAGAATATCCGTTTCATGGTATATTCTACACCGTGATAACGAAAAAGCCGGAGGACGGAGACCTTCTCGGTAACGGAGGATTGCTTGACGGTGATTTGCTAGGCGGTGAAGATACGGATGGTTCTCTCAATGCGAAAATAACTGAGAAAAACGAAGGGAATACGGAAACTTTGGAAGAAACCATCCTTCTTGAAACCGAATGCGATATACAGCAAGCCTCCAAGATGTTCAATGGCGGCACTATCATGGCAGACTATAACGTGTTTTTCCCATTAAAAAAAAGCAGCATTTCACCTGTAAAAATTGGAGATATGTTTAGATGTCCAAAGGAAAGTTACGGAATAGGCATTAACGGTCGTGTTATAGGAATGGAAATTAGCCAGCTTGGTGGCGTGAAAGTTAACATCAAAATGAGTGAAGTAGGTTAAGTATGGCAAAGACCAAGCAAAGTGCAATCACCCGTATTGTTGATTTACTCGCAAACGAGGGACAGAAGATAGTGGCTAAGGAACTGGCTAAAGTTTCCTATACCTACCGAAGCCTCAATTTGAGAGATAGTTACGGTTGGGGAGTATATGTTGACGGAAAGCTTGCCAGAAAGGGATATACCGCCAGCTCTCCCGGAATAAAGAAAAAATGGTATGGTGAGGAAATTACCGGTTATGAAGCAGTGGTTGAATACTTGGAATCCAAATATAAGCCACATCCGGGAATTGATTTGGTAGTTGTAGCCGCCATGCCTTACGGAGAAATACTACAAAATGCAGAAGGTAACGTGAAGAAGAAATATGAAGTGATAGCAGTGGCACGTAATGAAGTTAAGGCATTATCACGGAAATTCAAGAACGCGAAGTTCGGCATTATCAGTCACGGTAAACAAGACAATATATGAATGATTTATATAAAACTGGCAGCATGATAGAGAATTTTCTATCCATGTTACTTACAAAAGCAAAGATTTCATCAATAATCTCTTTTGATGAAACACCGCTGACAATAAGTAGTGACAGCACGGACATGATCGTTGTAGATGTTCTTAGCGTGAATGATTACGGAGGAGAGGCGAAATGTTCCGCCAACATATTCCTCTATGCGAAGTCCACGGACAGTTTGGGATCAAAGCCAGTAAAAAAACTGTTCGACATGGAAAAAACACTATTCTCGGCAATTGACCAATCCAACGACAAGCATTTCGTCATAACAAGCTGTGAACTGATAGGGAAAGAAAGTAAAAATTCCGGAAACTTCTATTGCAATGTGTACAATATCGGGATAACAATAAGATAAACAGATTATTAACAAGATAACACTTTTTAATTATGGCAGTAAACAATACTGGCGCAACAGCCAAAAAATTTATCAAACCTTCTTACATCGTGGCAACTCTGTTCACTGGTACTGAAGAAGACGATGTGCCAAAGGGTGACTCTTACATTCTTGAAGATGTAGTTGAAGACACCACTTCAATCGCTCAAGACGATAATGATGTAAACGACATCGAGTGTGAAACTTCCGACAGTCCTATTCTTTCCATCGTGAAACTCGGCAAATACCAATTTACAGCTGAGGTCGCAGATACACAAAAAGATCTGCTAATCGCTCTCATGGGATTTACGGCTGGAACTACTGTTTCTACCAAATACTTTGCTCCTGCTCAATACAAGAAATTGTATGCAAAGATTGACGTAGTGTTTGAGGAAGGGGAAACGATGACAGCATTTGTGGTTCCAAAATTACAACTTAATTCCAAGCTAATGCTTGAATCATTAAACTCCAATATTGGACGTATCGGTCTTGCAGGAACAGCGTATGATGCAAATGTCGCCGATGGAGCAAAGACTATCAGAACTCCGTTTTATGTGGATTCCGCTTATACCCTACCATCGGCAGGATAACCCATAATAGATAAGAAGATTGTTTTACAGGGCGGTAGGCTGGATATGCCGCCGCCCTTCATGCTTATAATCATGGCAGTATATAGAGCAAAGAAAAAAGATACACAACCAAAGAAAGACGCTGTAACAGCTCATACTCCTGTATCCAATGAATCAATGGAGCGTTTGGCAAGGATAATGAACGACAGCCCAAGTATTATGAAACTCCACGGTACGGAGTGGTGTATCAAAGGATTAAAGCCCGGTGTTCAATGGCTTATAGCCGAACAAGCGTGCCGGATCGTCAAAGGAGAGAAACTGAGCATGGGAGATGTTATCAAGGAGTTTGCAGTAAATCTACCAGCAGTGGCACATGTAATAACGCTTGCACTTCTCAATGACAAGGACAGGATATTCTCTGATTATGAGAAAAAAGAACTTTCAGATGACTATCACAAAGTCTATGACCTTCTAATGTGGGGGGAATACGACATAAAGGATTGGGCTTTATTGCTCGGTGAAATCCTTAACCTCATAAGCACGGATTTTTTTTTCGAGAGTATCAATGTGATTCAGACCGTGAGGGAGATGACACTGGCAAGGAAGATGAAGAAAACGGAACAAAGCTGATAATATCCCGTACCGAATGGGGGCAGATGATTGATTTTCTGCGCTCCAACACTTGGTGCTCTCGTGAAGAATATTTATGGGAAATGACGGTCGGGCAAGTCCGGTTAAGCTCGTTTGATTTTTCCCATGTAGAATACGGAAATAAGGATAAGAAAAAGAAGAAGGTCAACAAGATAAGTTCGGTTGACGATTTGAAGAATTTGAATGATTTGGGTATGCCCATAATTAATAAAAAAGGATAACGATATGCCAGATAATGAAGCAGGAGCATTCCTCAACATAACACCCGATGTATTAAAGAAGTTGGACAGTTTCGATGAGAAGCTGGAGAAGATAGAGAAACATGCACATACGGCTGCGGATGCGTTGAAAAACGGGTTTGGCAGTGTGGTAGTAGATACTTCCAAATTGGAGAGCGCAATCGCTTCGTTAGCCAGCAAGATAAGTTCGATTGGGTCTAAAGGGAATCCGTTTGAGGGAGTAAGTAAAGGAGCTGGAGATACCGAAAAGAAAACCACATCCATGAACGAAAGCCTTTCACGTGCAGCAGATTTACTGAATCGGATAGGTGATAAAAAAATAGGGCAAGGTTCGTTTAGCGGATGGAATATAGCCGGACTGAAAGAAAGTATTTCTGACTTGAAAAAGTTTGTTGAGAATACACAGACTATTTCAAAACAACAGCAACAGACGGCCGTTAATGCCATGTGTTACATGAAAATGGAGCTTGACTACCAACGCCAAACTGACGAACAGAGAGTACAATCGGCAGAGAAAACCGCACAACGAAAAGAAGCAGCCGATAGGCGTGCGGCAAAAGCAGCAGAACAATTAGCGAGACAGCAAGAAATAGCTCAACGTACTACGCCGCAAGGTGCATTGGACTATTCAAGAAACGCCAAATATTTGCGTGACCAAGTAACAGCCATAAACTACTTGAAGCAGGCTCGTTTGTCTTTAAACACTACAGATGCCAACTACAGGCAGACACTTGAACAGATAAACCAAGCCATCGCCAAGCACAACCAAGCCTTGCAGCAAGCAGGAGTACAATCGCAGCAACTGGCCACACGCCACCGGAACCTAATGGATACGGCTGGGCAATTAAGCCGTCAGCTTGCCTTGGTGTTCTCCGTATCACAGATTGAAGGGTATATCAGTAAGTTGGCAAATGTACGTGGAGAATTTGAATTACAGCAGCGTTCCTTGGAAGCCATTTTACAGAATAAAGCGCAAGCAGACCAGATATTCAACAAGACCGTCCAACTTGCTGTAAAATCGCCATTCCAAATTAAGGAATTGGTTACATTCACAAAACAGCTTGCAGCATACCGTATTGAATCGGATAAGTTATATGACACGACAAAACGACTTGCCGATGTATCCGCTGGTTTAGGTGTTGATATGGGCAGACTTATTCTTGCTTATGGGCAGGTCAAAGCGGCAGCGTATTTGCGTGGTACGGAAGTTCGTCAGTTTACGGAAGCAGGTATCAATTTGTATGGAGAATTGCAACGCTACTTTGAAGAAGTTAAAGGCGAAGCATATACCACTGCCCAAATTGTGGATATGATTTCAAAACGAAAAGTAACCTTTGAAGATATTGAGAACATCTTCAAACGGTTAACTGACAGCGGAGGATTGTTCTACAATATGCAGGAAATTCAAGCCGAAACTTTGCAGGGTAAAATTTCCAACTTGAAAGACAGTATTGATGTGATGCTTAACTCTATCGGTAAGGCTAACGAAGATACACTGAAAGGTTCTATTGATTCTATTAAGGTATTGATTGATAATTGGGAAACAGTTGTCGAAGTGGCAAAAGCGTTTGGCATTGTAGTTGGTTCAATGGTTTTACTCCCTAAGATAAAAGCCGCTGCAAATGGAGTTAGCTTGCTTTCCTTTGCTTTTACAAAAGCAGAAACCGCATTACGTTCTTTGGGATTAGCGTTCAAAACATCATTTCCGTTAATAGCACTTGGAGCGGCTTTACAACTTGTTAATGAGTTGTGGAATGTGCATTCTCAATACAACAAAATGTTACGAGAAAGTAGCAATAAATATTATACAGCTCAGTTAAGAATAGGAGAAATAGACGAAATAGCTAAAAATGATACAAGAAAAGCGTTATCATCCCTTGTAAAAGAGATGAATAATGAAGGATTTGAAATAGAGATAAAGCCTAATATATCAGAAAAAGAAGCAAAAGAACAGTTTGAAGAGTATAAAAAACAATATACAGGATTCTTGGAAGATATTAGGAAGATTGAAGCCAACTATGCAGAAAACAGAAAGAAAGGATGGCTGATAGGTAATGATGATATTGAAACAGATTTAGACGAATACGAAAACGCTTTCTATGACTTTATAGCGAAGGGTAACAAAATACAAGCTGAATTATTAAGGATTTCAGAAGAATCAACCTCCTTAGGCAAAGGAGCAAAAGAATACATACAAGAACTAGTAAAAGGAAAGAAAGAAGGAGAGAATTTAATTGACTACTACAAAAGACTTGCAGACTACTTGGAGAAGTTACAGAATGGTGTTCTTTTTGCAGGTAAGAAAAGTTCTATCGCCAGCTCATTTCTTGGAACAAAGAAAGATTTGGAGAAAGATAAAGAAGAAGCAACTAAAGAAATACGTGAAATCTTTGATTCCGTAAATGATGAGGTAATAAAAGGTAATAAAACAAGAGAACAATTTAAGATTTTAATAGATAAAGGAGATTTTTCCAAACAATGGTCTGATATAAAGAAGCAACTTGCATACGATATATATAACTTGGGAGATATAAAAGTTCCTCTTAGACCAGGAATAAATCAAGAAGATCCTCAATCAAACCCCAAACATGAACGTGACATATTAGCAGAACGCATTTCTCTTATCAAAGAACTTAACAAGGAATACGAGAAGCTGAATAAGGTAATGGGCAGCGATAAGGCAGCTAAGACAGTCATGGAACGCTACGCATCCCAATTGAAAGATGTTCAGATGCCTAAAAATATCATAGGGGAAGCATTCTTGCCTAATAAGGAAAATACAGCAAAGGCTTTGCAGGAACTTGCAAAGATTATTACTGACTTTAGGAAGAAGATAGGAGCACAAAAAGATGCTAATGTCTTGTTTGACGAAAAGGATGCAGATGATTTTAAAAAGCAGCTAGACAAAACTAAAGATAACATTGAATCCATGTTCAACAGCTTAGACTTACACCAGAAGCTGAAAGATGCAGGACTGTCCGAAGCCGAAGTGCAGGCTTTGTTCCCCGGACTTGCCAAGACCTTGGACGATGTGCAGAAAGGGATTGAAGCAGAATATCAGAAGAAATTTCCGAAAGGCGAATACCTTATTGCTGATACCGATGCCAACAAGCAATATTTAGCAGACTTAAACAAGCTGAACCAGCAGCGTATAAAGGACAGTCAAGACCTTGTTATCGAACTGACTAAAGCTTATAAAACACAGCTTTCAGATCAGTTGCAGTTAGATATGTGGTATTATAAAGAAAGAAGCAAAATTTATACAAAGGTCTATGATGAACAAACAAAGACGTTTAAGGATGTGCTTACAAAAGAAATGCAAGAACAATACAGCAAAAATTTGAAAGCACAATATGACAAGAAATCGTCTGAAAATACATGGAAGGCATTTAAGGGTACAGATACCTATATGAATATGTTCGACAACTTGGAAAACGTTTCAACAAAAGCCATTGAGAATATGAAAGCCAAACTTGAAACGTTAAAAGAGCAGATGAAGAATCTTGATCCATCCCAGCTAAAGGAAGTAATGAACTTCTACAACAAAATGGATGAACAACTTTTTAAGAGAAGTCCTCTGGAATCGTTCTTAAAATCGTATGAAAAAATTAAAGAACTAAAGTCACAAGGTATAACAGAAGAAGGGCTTCTACAAAGAATTGCTGAGAATGACATTGAAAATACAAATTTGCAACAGCAAATATCTGACCTTAATACGATTATAGCACTAAAAAAAGAATCTATTGAAAAAGATTCTGTTGAATCATCATTTATTGAAAAAAACAAAGATCTTTATAACCAATCTATTTCCGTATTGGAAAGCATGGTTAAAGCAAAACAAGACACGATAAATGACAACAATAAGGAGAATGAAAATGCGAATAAGAATTTAAAATACTTCAAAGATGCAAGAAGCAGCCTTGAATACATGAAATCCGCCTGGGATTCTGTAAGAAATGCGGGACGACAGGCAATGGGAAGCATAGTGTCTATCCTTGAAACAATGGGAGAAGACACCGATAGTACAAGTATGAGGCTGTTAAACATGGTCGGAACTATTGGGGATTTAGTTATACAGGCAGTAATGTTTCAATTGCAATTAGGACTTTGTACAGAAGCGGCAAAAGAGATGGGTGTTGCCATGAATGCTGCATTAGGACCAATTGGATGGGTACTAATTGCATTACAAGCTGTAGCCACCATTCTTTCATCTATATTCGGCAACCATGACAAAGATTTACAAAAAGAAATAGAAGAACATGAAAGAAAGATAAAGAAGCTGGAACGTGAATACGACAAGCTAAAAGAGAGTATAGACAATGTATGGGATATAACAAAGCTACAAGAATATGGGAATGAACTTAATGAGAACATAAACAAACAGATAGTATCTCTCAATGCCATGATAGCCGCCGAAAGAGATAAGAAAGATACTGACTGGGACAAAATAAACGAATGGCAGGAACAGATTGAAGATCTCAGGGATACTTTGGCTGACAGTGCTAATGACATGATAGCGGAGCTTGGCGGTGTAGGTTCCGATGAAAATTTCAAAACATTGGCTGAGAATTTTGCATCGGCATGGTTGGAAGCGTTTCAAGAAACAGGGGATGGCTTGTCTGGACTTCAAGAAAGTTTTGATGATTTTATGGAAAACTATGTAAAACAACAGATACTTCTAAGATTATCTGACAAGTTCTTAAAACCTATGTTTGAAGAATTTGACAGTCTAATTGCAACAAGAACAGATATGGAGCAAGAGGATCAAGAAAGGTATTTTGAACTTCAAGCCCAAATAACCAAGCTAAGAAACACAGCCAATAATTCGGTTGTGAAAAGTGTCGCAAAAAAGGCAAATGCCGCTGCTGATGAGATAGAAAATAGTGAGGAATATAAAAGACTTCAAAAGGCATATACGGATTTTTTAAAGCCGAATGATATTAATACCGAAGCCATCAAAGACTGGTCTGACAAGATGAAGGAAGTGTTTGGTGAATATAACGAGGCGGCAGAAGAAATTTTTAACCAAATAGGATGGGGACCCGGAGGTAAAGCAAATCTGTCCGCTCTCACCCAAAGCATACAAGGTATAACAGAGACTACTGCCGAGGCACTTGAGGCATTACTAAACTCTATCAGATTCTTTGTAAACCAGCAAACTACTGATATAACAGCTATCAGAAATCTGTTAGAAGCTCGATATAGTTTAGAATCACAAGCTGAAACAAACCCCATGCTAATTGAATTGAAAGCGCAGACGGGATATTTGGAGATTATTTCAGATAGAATAGACCGTGTATTCGCACCAAATTCAAATTCAAGGGGAGCAGGACTAAGAGTATTCATAAGTGACTAATTAATTTAATACATTTAAATAATCATTCTGATGGTAAGAGATAGTATAACGACCCAAGCCATACCGGGTGGCTTCTCCGTAATAGTAAGCGGTTTTATAGCAGAATCATTGGAGCACATGATACCTTGGATTATTGTATCATTTGCAGTAGTGATATGTGATTTGGCTTTTGGAATAAGGAAAAGCCTTTTAATGGGCGAAAAGGTTCGTTTCTCTAGTGCAATACGCCGCACAATGGGTAAACTTGTAACCTACTTCGCCTTTGTTTGTATGGTTGTCATGATAAACATTGCATCCGGCAGCAAATGGGATATAGACATATACTCCTGTTTGTTAGTTTGCTTCATTGAATTTTGCTCTATCATATCAAATATATTGAAGCCCAAAGGATACAGCTTTAATATGCTTAAGGCGTTAGGTCTGTTTGGTAAGAAGGTGCTTGATGTAGAAAAAGAGGATATAAATGAAATAATAACAGAAAATAAAAAGGAGGAAAAGAAATGAGTTTAATTGATTTTATTTTTATTGCGCCTTTTGCACTTTATGCCATAATCTACGCATTTTCGGTAAAAGAATCCTGTAATTCCGATGAATCCATAGAAATATGACGTGCATTTAAGCGCTATTCTTAATACATATTCATGCCCGTTTAAATAGCTTTCTGGCGAACGCAGTAAAAGAAATGCAGCTGTCAATGTTGGCATAATAAGTATAGGTATTTCCATATTAAACCTGTATCGGGAACAAACGGAGCATAAACATAACAAACAAAAAGAATAATAAATAGATAATGTAGACGCAGATATGGCAAAAATTACTTGCAAATAAAGCTCTAAGGATTTAAAAGCAGGTATGTATAAATACATTATAGTAAATATTAATGGTAGTTGGATGAGAAAAGCACTGAACACATTTTTCTGTTCAGGAGTATAGCTTCTAATAAGTTCTGATAAGTCCATATTTTTTGCGACAAAAATAATAGTAATTTTATAATTTAAAGATAAGGAGGAAAAGAAAAATGGCTAATATTGAACATTTCATACCATTTCTTATAAAATGGGAAGCTGGTATAAGTAAGAAAAGCAATGAAACCAATGAGTCTCTTTTTCAAAGAGCAAGAAAAACAGGATGGGCTGATGATCCCGATGATTTAGGAGGACAAACTATGGTAGGTGTGACAATGGCTACCTATGAGGAATATTGTCGTAGAAAAGGTTATCCAAAACCTACGACCGGAAGGTTGATGGATTTGTCATATAACGATTGGAAAAGTATCTTGAAGATGTTGTATTGGGATAGATGGAATGCGGATGAAATAAGAAGCCAAAGTATAGCAGAGATAGTATGCGATTTTGTATGGGCTTCTGGGGTACATGGTATTAAAGTACCGCAGGATTTGGTTGGTGTGATTCCTGATGGCATTGTCGGGCCTAAGACACTCGCCGCAGTAAATTCCCGTAATCCCCGTGAATTGTTTGACCAGATCAAGATTGCACGGTTTGATTTCATCGAGGATATATGCCGGAAACGCCCAGCAAACAACAAGTTCAAACGGGGCTGGATGAACCGTATAAATGATATAAAATTTGAGGGATGAAACAGAGAGTCTATATATGGATTGCGGTAGGGATAGCATTGCTATTGCTGTTTGGATCATGCCGGAGCATAAGGTATGTCCCGGTAGAAACTATAAGGACTGACAGTCTTTATCTTACCATGCATGAGCGTGATTCCATCTACATTAAGGATTCTGTCCATATAAAAGAGAAAGGCGATTCAGTGTTTGTTGACAAGTGGCATATAGTCTACCGTGACAGGATGATTCGCGATACAGCCTATATAGAGAAGGAGAAAGAGTTAGAAGTCCCCTACCCTGTGGAGAAGGAATTAACATGGTGGCAGAAGACGAAATTAGAACTAGGAGAGTTTTCAATAGGTATTATATTAATATTACTAATCGTAGTCATTTGGCTGATAAAGAAGAAGGGAGGTGCAAGATGAAATAGTAACCAAAATGCCACAGGTAGAAGCGTGGCACATAATAGAAAAACTCATAACAAAAGTAATTCTTTCAGGGGCTTAGAATCAAAAAAAAGCCCCCAACGCTCATATTAATATTGCCACATAAAAACATGATAAAAGCATAAGACACTGCACGTTGGAGGCTAAATATCTTCAACAAAATGTCTTATGCTTTGTTCATCGATATATCTTGTTTTATGTGGCATGGCAAAGATAAGAATAAAAAATTAGAAAAAACATGTGCAAGTCAGAAATCTTTGCCAAAATAATTAATATTGTTTCAAAAGAAACAGAAGTGTCTGTAGACCAAATATTATCGTCTGATAAGAATATGGAAACAGTGGATGCCCGGTATCTTCTTGTATTTTTTCTTTTCGAAAGCGGTATGTACCCTTCACAAATAGCCGCTCATATCCATAAGACCAAACGTGCTGTCAACTACATGATATCCAATTTCCATGAGAGGATGGAGAGTGGGAAAATGATGAGAATATATTGGGACGATATAAAGAATTTGTTGGGAAACAACTGATTTTCCATGAGTTATGATCTATATACTTTTGTGCACGGTCGATTTTGACCGGATACAAAATACAAATACTTATGGAACGAACTTATGTTTTTAACCAAGACGGTGGAACCGGCGCAAACAATGGCCTGCTTGCGTCCATTCTTCCGTCCTTGCAGAACCGTGGAATTGACACTGGCTATCTGATGGGGCTGATGGGAGGAAACGGAAACGGAGGTTTCTTCGGAAACAATGGCGGTTTTCAGGACATCATCGCATTGATTGTGATTGCAGCCATCTTCGGTAACGGGAACTTCGGATTTGGTGGCAACAACAACCAAGGAGCGAACGAAGGAAGAGAAATGATCATGCAGACACTTAACCGAAACGGTGTCGACATTGCAGCATTAGCACAAGCTGTGAACACATCATCAGACCAAATCCTTGCCGGTATTAACTCTGTATCACAGGCTATCTGCGGTCTCGGCAACCAAATGGGCCAGAACACCAACAGTATCCTCACTGCGATCATGCAAGGTAACAACGCTCTGACATCTCAGATCTGTAGCTGTTGCTGCGACATGAAACAGCTTGTAACCACACAGGGATACGAGAACCAGCTTGCAATGTGCAACCAGACTAACACATTAGTCAACACTGCTAACCAGAACACATTGTCATTGCGTGATGGTGCGACAGCCAACACGAATGCCATCCTTGCCAAACTTGACGCTATTCAGAATCAGGCATTGCAGGACAAGATCGCATCTCTTACTGCGGAAAAGGCTACTTTGACAGCCGAAATCTCTCAGCGTAACCAGAACGCCACTATCCTGAGTGCGGTAGGACAACAGATCGCTCCTTTAGCAGCCGGATTGCAGGCATTGCAGAGCGATGTTGATGGTATAAAATGTAAATTACCTAACACTGTCCCGGTACAATACCCTAATATTGTAGGTGTGAACGTGGATACATATCGTGCCGCAGCATACGGTGCTTATGCAGGTGATGCTGTATATGGCCGTGGTGGTTACGGATGCGGTTGCAATAACTACTGGGGTTAATCCGGTGAGAAAGGAGGTAGATATGTGGCCTAACTTTTTTACAGGATTTCCGTTCCCGTTTCCCTCCCTTGGCAGAGTGAATTACAACACTCTTCCTACGGTGGCTGTAACAGTCGGTACTGAGAATGTGACTTTGGAGCTTCCTAACCATGCGTTCCGCAACAGGGATTATGTCGGAGGGTTCTATGTCAATCTTCGTCAGGCGATCCCTGCCGGCACGACTGCCACGCTGCCTATATTGATAGGGACCAACGGGGATACAAGACCGTTGTTAGCTTACAACAACGAGCCTATTACGGTTGCCAACCTTGCCGGAACCGGTATTTATGAAATCCACTATAACAAATACACCAACGAGCTGTTCCTTGTTAATGGCGGATACAGACCTACCGCTACTCCGGCTGCAACGGCAGAAGCAATGTCAAGCAAAAGCAAGTAGTTAACACGGGTGCCGGGGTTCTTGGCACCCTATTAAAATTAAACCAATATGTTTCAATCACTTCGTACCAATAACCAGTTATATATACTTCATAAGGATGCTAACCCGTTTATCGAATACGGCCCGGTAGTCAGCGTTTCCGCTCCCAAGCCGAAATATCCTATGGCATCCCCTATGGGACAGTTGCCCCAAATGGAAATGGTTGTGGATGTTGTTGTCTGTATCAACGGGCAGAACACGACTTTCCAAAATCTTCCTGCCGGCATGGATATAGCCGACTTCGGACAGAACGGCAATATCGTAGTGTCATGCTCACGTGATGCGATGAATAACGAGGTCGCTTCTATGAAACAGAAAAGCATAGACATCATCAACAGCATGGATTTTCACAATTCCGTCATTGCAGGGTGTGACAAGATGCTTACGCTCTTGAACCCTGAATTTGCCGAGAAACAACGTCAGGAGCAGGAAATATCCTCTCTGAAAGGGCAAATGTCGGAAATGAGCAAGAACATGTCTGACCTTATGGAATTGAACAAACGGCTTATGGAACAGCTCGGAGTGGTTGAAACATCCAAAACAAAGAAATGATTATGGGAATGTGGGAAATATTAGAAGAAGGGCGTGACGATTACGGACGCGGCTTCGGAATGAGAGGTGACGAGGTGGAAGAAGCCTACAAGGAAGGCTGCCGCCACGGTTACGAAAAGGCCATGAGAGAGATTCATGGAGACATGGGCTTCCGTGATGGCGGAAGAAATTATTCAGGATCAGGTATGGGAGAACGCAGATATCCCGGCTATTTCCCTGAATATCCCCGCATGGATGACATGGGAGAACGCAGACGCAGACGCGCCAACGGTGAGTTTTATTAATGGTGGAGGGGTGGAATGCCCCTCTTTTTAAACAAAGGTTATGGAACAGAGATTGGATACATACAGCAGATTCCCATCTGGCATGAGGGAATATCTGGAAGCATACGGCTTTCATTTCAGCAAGAAACTTTATGAATGGGCCGTCTCAAAAATGAAAGTGAAAGACGAAACCACGGGTAAAGAAAAAAAGTTGGAGCCGTGGAGCAAAGACGAAGTGGACGATATGCTGAAAGCGAACGGAATTACCATCGAGCACGACAAGGGTTATGACGTTGCTTATGTCGCAAACATGCTGAAAGCGGATTTCTATAAAAAATCATTGGTTGACGAGGCACATTTGTGCAAGCATATAAAGTGCTACCTTGATGATATTGATGGCGATCCTTGCAGGGCGTTTGACGAGTTCTTTGCCACCTGTATAGGTAAAGGGATTCCTGTAATCTGGTCGGATGTGATATGATTGTTCAGGAGTTCTACATACCAAAATATGGGGACTGGCACGTCAAAGTGTATTATGCGGTACACACCTATTGGGCGGATCGGATCATTATGGACCTGTACCGTATAGGATGCAGGGGGGATTCCCTCAAGCGTGCGTATCGCAATCTGACTGAAGGCAGAATGAATACCGGTCTAACCTATTCGGACTACAGGAGAAGAGAGACAGTAATGGTTATCTCACTAACCTCTACCCCCGAAGAGTTTCAAAATTCGTGGGACCACGAAAAAGGTCATTTGTGCCGGCATATCTCCAAGGCTTTCGGGATTGATCCTTATGGAGAGGAAGCGCAATATCTCAGTGGATATGTCGGTCAAAAGATGTTCCCTGTAGCCAAAAAGTTCTTATGTGAACATTGCAGAAAGGGAATGGAAAAATAATAATCGAACAGAAGCGTTCTTTGACTTGTTGGAATTACCGTTTTTACAAAATAGTCGTGAAATTATATACATAAATCCAATAAAATTATATATCTTAATTATATGATATTATTGGAATAACAAATACTTTATTCTATCTTTGAGCCGAATTTTAAATTATAGATGGAAATGGAACAAGAAAACAACAATGCGATTCTTTCTTTTGAAGACTTTAAAAACCAAAACGGCATCGTTTATTGGTGGGCCTCAGAAGTAATGGTTATGCTTGGATATAATGATATGAAAGCATTTTGTAAAGTTCTTGACCGCGCGACAAAGGCTTTTGTTTCGCTCAACATTCCTCATTATGAAAATATAATAGCTGTGAAACGCAATAATAATGGTGTTGAGTTCCAAGACTTCAAACTTACACGTTTTGCGTGTTATCTTGCTGCTATGAATGGCGATCCAAAGAAGCCAGAAGTAGCATTGGCGCAAGCTTATTTCGCACAGCAAACACGAAAATTTGAATTATACATTGAAAACAATCAGGAAATAGACCGCGTGCTAATACGTGAAGAACTTGCAGATGGAAACAAATCTCTCGCTTCAACAGCAAAAGCCGCAAATGTTACTGATTATGCAAAGTTTCAAAATGCAGGTTATCTGGGTATGTATAATATGGAATCGTGGAAGCTTGAAAAGAAACGTGGCGTTAAAAAAGGAAAGCTATTTGACAGAATGAGCCGTACCGAACTTGCTGCCAATCTATTCCGTGTTACCCAAACCGAAGAGCTTATAAAGAGTAAACAAATATCTGGACAAGCTAATTTAGAACAAACACACTATACTGTTGGAAGACAAGTCCGAAATATAGTAGAACAAAATACTGGGCGCAAACCTGAACAGTTGCCACAAGAAAAAGAATTGCCTATAATTAAAAAAGCTCTTAAAATGACAGCAAAGGAAATGAAAAAGATTGATAAATAATTTTTTCGAATTGTAGTTTTGTTCTGCAATCTAAAGGTGCAAAAAAAGATACCCCCCATACATCTACACTAGTGAGCTACGGTCAACGTAGCCTTTCAATGTATCAAGGGCTATCTTCATGGCGCAAAGATAAAATTAAATATTCAAAAACGCAAAATAAAGTAACTATTTAGCATTAAGCGGTAATCCCCAACGGGTTTTACCGCTTTTTTTATGTTAACAGAATATGGAAGAAGATAAGTTGAACATATTGCTTGAACATGCTGATGATGTGCCTCACTGGTATTTCTGTCGTTTACTTGCTGTGATGCGATGGAACGTATAGAGAGGTTCATTTATAGACTGATACCCTTTGTCGTGTTGGCAAGGGTGATATCGTTGTGCCTGTAATGAAAGGCACTCCACTTGCAATAAGTAAAGTGCCTTTTGATTTGAACGTTGGTCGAAACCTCAACGTGTGTCTATACTAACATGTGGCAATATTCATAATCCAATACTATTTCTCGGATATCCTATTTATTTCTTTGTAGATACATTGCAGTGTAACCACATCGTTTTTGAACTCATCTATGGTATTACAGTCTATCAGTGTGGCATAATTGAAAAGCACACGTGCTATATCATCCGCAAGTTGCTTGGGTGATTGCCACTCGTTAAAATACTTAGTAAGTGAAGTAAAATCGTATTCTTTCTTGTTTTCGTTATTTGTTTCCATACTTCTAAAAATTAACAATGTTGCGTTTTTGGGTGTGAAAGTTATGCACTCCATGTCAATGAAGTGCTATAATCATACACTATGTTTGATTGATTATACTATTCTCGCAAGTTTTCCGTCAGACGGTTTACCACCAAACAGGTGATTGATGTAAGCCAAACCTTTCTGCGTGCAAAGCACTACCATTACTATAAATCCAGGGTGATTTTCACGTGGGACGGGCTTTTCTTTCATCTCGAAATATCCTGCATCAATGTATTTTTGTTTTGGTTCATTGCGATTGGCAAAGAATACTCCCAACTCTCTTAACTTCTTAAAAAGAGTGTTTCTTCCGAAAGGTAGCCCGAGTATCTTTGCTGCCTGTCCTATGTCGCACTTTCCTTCCATCGCAAAGGCTTTGTCAGCAAAGTCGGCTTTGGGCTGGAGTTTCTCTATTTGTTTCTGCTGCTTTTCATTCTCCAAAGCCAAGCGTTCTTTCTCTTCTTCGGCTTGAACCACCATTAAGGCAAGTTCTTTTCGGGAAAGCTCGTGCTTGTTTTCCTCACATGCGATAAAGTATTTTCTCGCTTGCTTCCCACGCTCGTTATTCTCAATCATGGATAGTTCTTTTGCCATGCTGATTGAGAGAGCGTATTCGATTCGTGTCGTAGCTCCTATTTCTCGCTCCACAATTTCGGTGAATGATTGATAATCAACACCTTCAATAAAATCATAAGATTTAATACGGTCTTTAATCCACGTTGAAAAATCTCTTTTACTTTCAAGAAAAGCATGTAAATCACGTGCATTAACGGCTTTCTTACCGTTGTTATCACTAATAGGAATCAGTTCATTCGTTGTGTTAAGCATATTTATAACGAATATGATAAAAAGAAACCCTCCGTAGGTGTGCTTAACACAACATACGCAGGGCATAGAAGTTGCAGATTGTTTCCTTTCTGCCACCTTAGAGGGTTTCCCAATATCTTGTACAAAATGTATTCGCTTTATTTTGCCCAAGAATTATTATGTTGTATTAAGCACTGCAAAGTAACGCATAATTTTTGTAACGGCAAAACTTTACTGTATGTTTTTTACATAAAAAAGCCACGATAGGGTTTACCGTGGCTTTATAGATTAATTTTATTAACTCCAATTACTCCAATATCATTCTCGCATGTTCCATCATATTAGGAACTTCATTTGAAATACTCTTAGATGTAGCGTCTTTTGGTGCGTACATTACTTGTATCATTCCGCTCTGAACCGTAAGAGCAACCATCATATCCCACTTGCCAGACATACCGTTTACGAAAATAAACATGTCTTTATCATTATTCATTGTAGCAGGAGCATATCTTTCCAACAGAAAATCCATAATATCATCTGTGTATTTATATTGCAATCCAAATCCACAAGCGTTCATCTTACCGTTTTTGAATGTGTATATGATAGCAACACCATCCTTACTATCCTTATATCCCAAGGACGTAGCATTATCAGTTACAAGTTCCCTTTTCTCCTTAGCCTTTATATCAGCCTTATTTGCTCCAAAGTCCAACACAGGTTCAACAAATGTATTATATTTCGGTTTCACTTCTACGGCACACTTTACAGTTTCAGCACCATTGGAAGCTACAATAAAAGTTTTTCCAACATGACCGCCTTCAACAATACCGTTACTACTAACCTTCGCCACAAACTCATCCTCTGAACTCCATGTAACATTATCGGAAGCGATTAACTTAATCTCATCCTCATAATACAATGAAATTTCCGACTTATCCAGTGACAAGCTGTTTTCATCATCATCCGAACAAGCGGTAAACACCAACATAGGCAACATTGCCAGTAAAAACAAAATTTTCTTCATGATTATATAACTTTTTATTAAAACGCTGCAAAATTAATAAACTAATATATAATAATTAAGTCTCGTGTCAAGAAAAAGAATATGCTATATAACACAAAAATCCCCACCAAAATAATTCGGTGGGGAAAATCTTATTTGATAACGCCAAATTCTTTTAGCATTTTTCTACTTATAGTAGGACTTTCTTTTACAGTCTCAATAATCTGCTTCATCAATTCGCTTTTGTTATTGATATTTCCTCTATAAGTATTCCTGTTGAATTTATCCCTTTTAGCTCTTATAAGATTGGTACAGTTGACAAATGAATCGTATAACAGGAATGGACACTGTTTTACCGTTATGGGCAAATAATAATCAGTCAGAATATCAGGGAGATTACGGTTTATTTTAGAATTTATTACCAAACCTCCTATTATGTCTCCGTTTTCATCAAAGCCAAGCACTACGAAAAATTTATCACGTGTATTGTCTCCGTTTTTTGGGGTTATGCCATTACTACCGTCAAGTGCAAGCATATAAACATCCCCAACTTTTATATTGTTTTGTATGAGCTTGTCCCCCAAGTCACCAAGAAGATCTCCTATGCTTGTCATAATAATGCGGATTCTATGGAGAGATTTTCTTTAATATAATCCAACATATCGTTGGTAGCCATTCCGTCTTTTGCCATACCTAAAACGTCCATTACTTTTTTCCCTGAATTGCTATAAGCTCTGTTCCATTCTTCTCCATGTGATTTTTCTCTTAACTCTCCATATGGCAAATAGGCGTTTTTTTCTATTGACCTGTCGATTTCCTCAATATCGGCTTTTGACAGGTAATCCAAATCAGCCTCCCTTTTTGCAGTCAGCATATAATACGCATCACAGTCTCCCTTTGATACGCTTCCGTCTATCATGGCCTTAAGTTCTTTGTCGCAATAACAATCGTTCTTGATGCAGTTATATAGAATAGAAGGAACCGGACCGTCAGGCAAAGCACAAAATTCATCAGTAGTCATGCGGAAACCATACTTTGCCAGATATGAAATATTTGCAAAATATATCACTTTGAATACGTGATAATAATCCAATCCTTTTGTCTTGTTTAGAATATACAAAACAATTTCGGTCAGCTTTTGTTTGTCAAATTTTGTCATATTATTCTTAATTATTTGGAACAAAAATAGCATAACTTTTTGATATATCGTTCACAAATCAGTAATTCGTTTCACAAAGTATGTTTTAAAGCATACTTTGAATATATTCAGTGCGTCTATTAATCTTAGTCCGTAGGGCAGTTAGGCGATTTCGGGTAAAGGGCAGCCCGGTCTTTGTCAAAATACCCCTTGCGTTCAATCGTTCAACTACCTTGTCAATATCTTGCGGAGTATTGCAGCCTTCCAACATGGCGGCTATCATATTGTTTTTTTCATCGTTCATCGCTTCTTTCCTCCGCTTTTCCCCGTTCGCCTTACCGCCTTTTGCCTGACCTGATGTAGTACCGCCTAATGATGTACATTTGTTTCCAGCTTTGGAAATGAAATAACCGTTTTCCTCAATTTGTTTTTTCTTTACTTCCAATGCTGATTTAGTTCGTTCCTGTATAAGTTCTCGTTCGAGTTCCGCAGCAAAGGAGAAAGCGAACAAAATCATTTCGTCCATCGCTTTTATCATACCACAATTCAAATCAATGCCCATTTGGACGATTACAAGACGAATTTTACGCGGTTTTAGTTCATCATTGATAAGTTTGTTTAAATCGCTCATAGAACGCCCCAAACGGGAAATTTCGGCTACTATCAGCATGTCTCCAGCCTCCAGTAATGGAAGTACATCAGTTCCTAATTTCCGTTTCTTATAGGTTACACCGCCGGATATTCCTTCTTCCGTTATCACAATGTCGGATTTTAAACCGTTTCTTTTCAACCATTCTTGGACGGTTCTGTTTTGTTGCTCCAATGTTTGTTTGTCAGTGGATACACGACCATATTCTACTACTTTCATAAATTTCCCCTCCTTAGATTAAATTCGCTATTATATTATTCGTTTCGTTGTTCTTGGCTTCTGTAAGCCCTAATTCGGATATATTTTGAAGCGCAATTTCGCATTGTTGGCTAATGTATGAGATTTCATCGGCATCAATATCACGGCTATCGTATATAAACGCTTTCGCCAGCTTGATGGCAAGACCTTGACACACATCCCCGGCAACTTTTTCGGCTGCTATAATGTTATAGCAAATTATTTGCTTAATACTTAGTTGTTTGTTCGTTCCCATATTCTTTTGTTTTTAAGTTAGTAATCAAGTTCATTTAAAAGTCTTGTGTATTTGTTCACACTATCTCTATATGATTCAAATAACGGACAATTATAATAGCTAATTTTAGCCATTTCATTTCCGGTTTCGGACAATCTTTCAACATAGTAATTTAATGCGAAAGAATACTTTTTCTTTAGTTCATTATCATTATGTTGTTTATCGAAGTATTCACTACATGATGATAGGCTCAATGATAATAAAGCCAAAATTGCAATTTGTTTCATAATTCAATCATTTAATTATAAATAATAGTTCCGCCCATGGAACTTGCACCACTTGCAAGGCGTTGAACCTTTGGCGGATAATTCGGATTAAAAACCGTTATTTCCTGTCAGCTCCTTACCTACTCCAACAGCTAACCAAATCAAGACGCAAATCATGAACATATTATTTCCTCCTTAATTAAATTTATTCGTTCATTCTTACCTATCGCCTACCCGGCAGCCGTATTACTGCCGGGGCATCATTTGAACGCTGGTCGTAACCTCAACGTGCTCTTATGCTAATTGTGGCAATATATTTTTATTGTATTTTGTCTTTGCACATTCCGATGTTAACCTTGTTCGATTCTTCCAGTTTGCGAATGTCCCAACGTAACAGTATCATGTTTCTACGTCTGTATGCACCGCCTTTACTCGCATTGTTATAATACGCTTGTAACTCCCTTTTAAGCATTATGATCGTTTCGCTATTCATATTATTATTATTTATCTGATTCATCACTTTTGTTTATAAATTCGCGTAGCTTATCCCTGTCGGTGCCGGAAATGAATATCACAGCACCGAATAACAAAACCAACAAAACCATATTCAGCTAATTAAATGACCGTCTTTAATCGTCCGTTACCATCCGTAAACCCGTTAAGTATTTCCGCCTCTTTTTCGGCTTCTTCCTTAGTCGGATAGCATTCTATTATACAGTTGTCCAAATTATCTAATATGCCGTAATATCCAAGATTTAACGGTTTGTCCTTGACGGTGTAACGCTTTCCCTTTACTTCCTTCTCATAAAATTCCACTCCTTCAGCAAGCGGGGTATAATGTGATGAAGCGCTAAGAGTGCCCGATTCTATTTTGCCGTTAAACTCAATTATACCGGGCAGATCGTTTTTTAAACTGCTTTCCAGGCTTACACCGTCATAGGTTACGCCGTATTTGCGATCCTCTGCTGTGTATACGTTGAAAACATCGCCCGGCTGTATGCCCTCGCGTACTTTCGCACTGGTTATGATTCCAGCGCCTTCAATGTTGTAATAGCGCACGCCGTTAAAGTTGCCCGTTTCGATTAAATGGATATTACCTAACTTCTCCGGTTGTTTCGTTTCTTCCTCTAATTCCGGGATGTATATTTCTTCAGAAGGCGCCGGAAGTTCTTCCACGGCTTCCACCTTTTCGGAAGCCATCAGGTTGCGCACTTCGTCCGCTTTCTTCTTACTGAATATCCATCCGGCACGCTTTTCCCCGTTGTAGTTTAAAGCCGGGTTAAAGCGTCCGCCTAATTCCTTTAATTGCTCTTTGATAGCCTTCGTATCGCCAAACACCGCAATAGCTTTTTCGGAATAATCCACCATTTCCAGATCTTCAACCGTCACGGCTTCCACTTCTTTGGCTTCCTCAACCTTTTCAGGCTTAACGCTGCTTTTCTTTGCCTTCGGCTCTATAACCTTATATTCGTCGCTAACTTTGATTTTCAAATAAAAATTAGTATCGTAATAATCTTGCATACCGTCGCTATCATCGTAACGGAAAGAATTTGCATACGTTGTAACAGCGTCCAACACCTTGAACATTTCCGGCGTTAACTCATTTTCCCAGCCTTTTACGGTTGACATTGTAGACATATAACCACGTTCCGCGCTTCTTGATCCTGCAACAAAAGGAACACAAGGGCCGGATTTTAATTCGATATACATTGAATCAGTGTACATGCTCCATTCAGAGCGAACAGAGAATTTAAAACCCGGGAAATTCTTCTTTGCATAAGACCTAACTTTTGCGGCGATTTCCTTTGTACTTAACTTGCTGTCATAATTTGAACCGGCCCAACCGTTTTGTGTGTAGAAATTCATTGCTTTCATAACTGTTATATTTAAATTGTTAATAATTCAAACTTACAGCGTGATTAATAGCCTACTAATACCAATACAGCCCTATACACTCAATAGCTGTATATTATCGTAATATCAGTAAACCAAAAAAATAAATGGAAGAATATTTGCAATAATCAGAATAGAGAAGTACCTTTGCTCCGTGTGATAGGAATGAGGTACTTTAGTATTTCGATCCTTTGAGAGCTTTAACATTGCCGTGTTAAGGCTCTCTTTTTATTCCAACATTTAATAACACGCTTTTGGATGTCAACGTACAGGCTTCGCTTTACGCTTATCCTTGTGAAAGTAATCGGATATCTTGTGTTAGTACTATGTGATATCCTTTCCTTTTCACAATACAAAGGTGCAAAAAAGTTACCATTCTACCAAATATTTACCTACTAAATTTGTAAACAAACATAAAAATATTACATGTTAAATAACATACAATTAGAAGCCTAATCAGTGCAATATTAAGCCCTTTTGCTTTCATCTTCACAATGTATCGCCTACACCTATCTTTGCCCTATATTGCCTTTATTAAAGCCGTATACAACGAATCAAACGAGCGTTGCAATGTGTTGCAGGTATACCCCACCCCCCCTATGCCAATACATCCGTAAACATCCGCCCTCTCCCGATTTTTTTTATTTTTTTCTGAATTTTCACGCCTTTACAATGTTGCATTTTTTCATATACACAACTTAATTTGTTATGTAAAATAATATTATTTATCATTATATCGATATTCATGTTTTACGTTGATGCTTTCCTATTCAGATTGCTTTTATTCCCCTTTGATTATTTAAATAAACAAAGGGAGTGAGGTGTTCGCTGTGCTCACTCTTTCTTTATGTTACTTTCTTTCTATGGGTTTTGGATTAGACATTTTTCCTTTATTTATATAGGGTATGTCTAATATGCAATGATGTAGTACTATGCAATACAAGGCATACTTCAAGTATTCTTTTACTTTTAAGATTAAAAACTTAATGTTGAAACGGATTTAAATATATCATAGTGATAAATATTAAAGTAAAGCTTTAATATATGAATTTAATTAATTATATTTGCGTGTATTATAATATTATAATATGAATGACTATAAGTTTTATATGATGCGTTACGGTGAGCTTGGTGCCGGTTGGAAAGACTTGGAAACAGATTTTCTCGGTTTGAGGTATAAAGAATGTACAGGCCTTAATTCGTATGGAGAGCCTACAAATATGTATGCAGAGGATTTTGCCGAGACAAGCAAGGCTGAAGTGTATGTTTCCAGCACACCGGCATACAAGCAGACAACTATAAAACTGACATTGATATTCTTGGAGGATGATACCAAGGATGATAAGTCTTACCGTGACTTTATGGCTTTCATTACTGGTTCCAAGATTGCCTACCGTGATACAGCGAGAAAGAGAAAGGTTCTGATGTACCTTTCAGGAGCCACAGAGCCTAAAAGCGACACCCTTTACGGACAGAAATACAAGGAAGTGACGTTTACGTTCAAGAACGTTTACGGACATTCCTTCGGATATGACGAACAATTTCCTAACGAATAAAATTAAATTCTATATTGCTATGTTTTTAGAAACAGAGACCTTATCAGAAGCATTGTCTTTCGCCAAGCTGAAAGACTTGCCAAAGAAGTTCAATCCCGAACTGGGGCTTACTTGGATATTGGCTATCGCTCTTATCAAAAAAAAGAACCTCATGAATGCCTACGCCATTGTGGAGCAGAGGGCAGACGGACTTATCCAGTACAAGAAGACATTCGGACGGCTTTCTCCTATTGATGGGCTTATTTCCATCCATCCGTATATGTACGTAGATGAAGAAGCGTTGGGAATGGCTATGAAAGCAAACAGACGAACTATCGCCATGCACTATGCTGGCTATGCGGATGAAATCATTGACTCGGACGATGAAAAGTTCAAGGCGTACCAGTTGCAGTACGCAATGGATATGCAGAAGCTGAACATGAACCAAGAGAAACCTAGATTCGGGAAGTCTGTTGTGGAAGAAGCGGAGGAAGCGGTTAATCCTGTTATTGAGGAAGAACTAAAAGATAACGAAGCCATTGCCACCGTTGAGGACGAAGGAGAGTGTGTTATTGAGGTAGAGGACGCTAAGGAAGCGTTCAAGCAGAGAAGAGGTAGGAACGCGAGAAAGGAGGAATAATCATGGAAGATTTAATTAAGGCGTTGCAGATATTCTTAAAGTACGGTAATAAAAATTACCCTACATTTTGCGAGCATGATATTCTTTATGTTGATGTTGACCCGAGCGTTGTTTCTGATGAGGACAAGAAAGTCCTTGATGAACTTGGTTTTTTCGTTGATGATGAAAATGATTGTTTTGCTTCGTTCAAATACGGAAGTATGTAATCATAAATGAATAATAAATATGACAGATAAGAAACACCAAATACACGAGTTTAGCCCAACAATATACCCATTTAGATTGTGGGTAAGCGTAAATCCGTCATTTGAAGATGTAAAAGATAAGTTTTGGCTGCTAAACAATAAGAATGAACGAATAGATTTTGATGCCGAAGAATCGTGGAACAGCACGACTACCGTTGCGTCTTGCTATCCTGTAAGCGACAAGGAAAGCGGTTGGATAGGTATCTTTTGCGGGATATTCAGGAAAGACAGATTGTCTGTCGGAACGGCTGCCCACGGAGCAAGCCATATCACGGACTTCATATCCGATTCGTTTGGATTGAATGGGTTTAACTTTGACGATGGAGAAGCGAGGGCGTACCTTATCGAATGGGCTGCTAATTGCATTTGGAATGTGAAAAGTGGTAAGTTTAAGGATTTAAAAGAAGAATAACTATGGCAAAGAAGAAAGAAACCAAAGGCTTTGAGTTTATCATAGAAGAAAAAGATGTGCTGGAGAGAGAAAACTTCGGTTCGTTTGAGATTGTAATCACGAAAGGATATGCCTGTTTTAAGAACTACACAGGATTCCGGGTGTTCACTACTCCATACGCAGTAGGATTGGACGGTGTGGCGCATGAAACATCCCTCTATGCATGGTTGAAGTATATGGTGGACTTCAAGAAATCCATCAAAGGCAAGGAGAATGAAATGTTCGGGGAAACTACTTCCACCAACAAGGAGTTCTTGGACGGTATGAAAGTGTTGACTGAAGCAAACCTTATAAAGCCAATGACTGTGTTCACAGATATTAACGACGCACAGAAAGAAGCCGAAAATTATATGAAGTGGATGGAAGGTCAGATGAAAGATTTGAATAAAGCAATGAACACTACGCCGCCTGAAGAAGACTTGAAAGCTAATGCGGAATTTGAACAAAAGGCTATCATAGCAGAAGAAGCGGAGGAGATGTTTGACGATGGAACTAAAACCGAGGAAGGACAGGTATAACCCGGACAATGTATATCACATCTATATAAAGATGGAACGGCATCCTGGTGTGAAATGGGTGTCATTCAAGGACAAGCAGACCGGAGAAGTGACAAAGGGGCTTTTTATTCCCGATGTAGAAACAGGATGCATTAAGGTGAGAAACGGTAATATGTTTCTTAGCTTTAAGGCGATACCCGTAAAAGGATGCACTAATACCCATGTGATAATACCGAATGTTTCAAAAGGTGTAGATTGTAATATGGGTAAATGTGGGAAAAAGGAAGTAGATTTTAGAAAGGCTACTATTGGCAATATGTATGTTATGGGTGAAATTCTTAATGAAGACCAAAAGAAAATAATAGAAAAGTATGTCAGAAGGAGAAAATTGCTTAAAATCGGACGTTATAAGAAAGGTTGAGCGTATTGTGTGCGATTGCGTAAACAAAGCATTCTGCAAGGATAAATATTCGCTCATATCTCCATTGTCTTTATACGAAGGGAAGACAAATATACCGTTCGTAAAAAGGATGGCAAGACCTGCCGTATTTGTGGTTGCGCATGACCGATTTGGGGTGTCGTACAGCGCGTTAGAAAAGCATTCTCATATTCATGCACGTAACATTATACGATCAGTAAAGACTTATAAGAGCATTCCTGATTCGGACAATGCCGTAATGATGATAAAAGAGCTTATAGAAGTTGAACTAAAAAAATTTCCAATTTTATGAATGATTTGCTTTCTTTTAAACGTAATGCCATGATGCTCGGTCTTTGCACTGGATATAAGAATAAATGGGACGTAGCTACAAGTAAGGAAGCGTTAATGGATATAGCTTTGGATTCAAACGGTGTGGAGCTGTTGGCAGATGCCCATAGCTTTGGATTCGGTATGGATATTCAGTACATGAAACGGACGTTTTCTGACTATATAAACGGTAAATGGAAGAGGAGCAAGGACGGATATACTTCGTGCCTGTACGTTGATTATAACGGGCAAATAGAGCAGGATTGCACGCTTACTACTGTGTTGGCTTCAAAGGTTGAGTTCCATGTACAGAGAGGTAATGTCTGCAAGCTGTATGTCGGCGGTAATTCTGCTGTGAATATTACTGGTGATGGTGCGTGCTACGTGTATTCTTATGGTGAGAATAAGATTACAGGTACATTCAAGCAGTTGAAATGTATAACTAAAAGCGAATGGACTAATAATAACATCTGACCTGCCAAGTGTAGGAACAGAAACGACAGCGTGGGAAACTGCGCTACCTGCTAAAAAGAATATAGTATGGAAGATTTAATTAAGGCATTGCAGATATTCTTGAAGTACGAGAATAAAATGTACCCGACATATTGCGAACACGATATACTTTACGTTGATATTGACCCAAGTATAGTTTCTGACGAAGATAAGGAAACTCTTGACGGGCTTGGCTTTTTCGTTTATGATGAATTAGATTGCTTTGCTTCGTTCAAATACGGGAGTGTGTAATCATAAATTAGTAATAAGGTATGACCGAAGAAGAACAGATACAATCCGACATAGAACGGTTCGAGAACAACGCTTCTGCAATTCCTGACGATGGCGATATGGTTGAACAAATACCATTGTTCAGCTCTTCCGATATGCAGTCAGTCATTGAGAATGGGAAGAAAAAACCGCCTATCCATAGGTTGTGGGGTGATTTTTGGTGGGAGAACGAGCTTGTTTTCTTGTTCGCTGACAGTGGTATTGGTAAGTCTATTCTTGCCACACAGATAGCCTACGAGATTGCTAAAGGGAAGAGCGAATGTACAGAAGTGGAGATGCCACCGCAAGCCGTGTTGTACTTCGATTTTGAGCTTTCGGACAGGCAGCTTGCAAGACGGTATAAAAATGCCAAGTTCCCTAAAAATCTTGTCAGATGCACCATATCTGATAACGTGGATAGCGAAGAGTTCAGCATGAACGTAATTGAAGGGATAAAGGATAAATTGCTTGACACGAAAGCAAAGATTATGATACTAGACAATCTTTCATATCTATCCACCCAGACAGCGGAAGCAGAGTATGCCGGAGTTATTATGGACGGTCTCACTAGATTGAAGCGTGAGCTAAAAATCAGTATCATGGTGATAGCACATACGCCTAAGATTGAGGAATGGAAGCCCTTGTCTAAAACCAATATGGCAGGAAGTAAGATATTGTCTAACTTTGCAGACGGGGTATTTGCCATAGGACGTACAAGGAATGGAGGACGCTATCTAAAACTACTAAAAACTCGCATGGTGAGTGAACCGGATGAGAAGTCGCTCCTGCCCTACTTCAATATTATTTCGGAGCCTTACCTTCATTTTGAAAAAGTTGGTGATGAAACGGAAAAGAAATTACTTATGGGAAAACCTGCAAAAGATTTTTTCACTTCTATTTGGGATAGAGATACGACATCCCCTATTCCTCTGAATGAGCTGGTCAAACTAATTATATCTAAGGATAATTCTAAGAATACTATAAAGGCTAAAGACGGAAATGCTCGAAAACGTATTGACCGTGCTATAAGATACGGCTCTTTAAGGAAAGACGAATTGAAGAATGTTTTTCTGAAAACAGAAGATTGATTGTCAATTATCCACAAACTGTAATTTCAAACAAGTTAAAGGACTCTGGAAAAGCCATAAGATTGGGTAAAATATTGTGGCTTTCCCAGTAGTTATAAGGGCTCGCATTTGAATCCCTAAATTTTTAGTTTAGAAGTAGTTAACATTTATATTCATTTCTTTTTAAGTATTTCAACACATTCCTTTATCCCATCATCGAAACCCTGTTTATAGCCTTTAGTATATTCCCCTGTGGTATATACTGCCATTGACAGAAAAAATAGAAGGATACCTACAGGCTTATACCAACCGGGCAACGAGATGGAAAACGGCTTAAATGTAATTGTGAGATCTCCAACCCATAATAGGGCGATAACACATATAATTATAAATATAATTGTTTTCATAATCATATAAGTTTTAATGCTTCCTGTATTCCAGCTTCCAGTGCTTCTTCGTAGGTATCCCATTCCCCTCCGTCATTTGTTCCTTTATAAACAGAACTAGTTATATGAGTTCCATTGTCAGCTTTAGATATTTCGTATCCATAGCCACAAGCACAGTTATATACACATATATGAATGTTTTTGGTTTCACGTAGCCACTTTTGTGCAATGGACTGAGTGGGACGACTATAACACAATTTTGGCAAATTCTTATTCGTTCGGAACACAGATTGCATTATCCGATTATTGTCCTCTTTAATAATATCTTTACAATACTCATTAAATCCTTTCTCTTTCAGCAACTTCGCAGTTTCTAATGTTACAAGTTCTTCGGTCATAATTTTATTCTCCTTTTAATTTCTTTATTAGCGCATCAGCGAAACAAAGACTCCATTCTGCTGTAATATTTAAATTAGCACTCATTACCTGTTCATGTGGATTGCTGCAAAATCCTTGCATGGCAGCTTTCGCCAATTCATATCTACGTTGTTCCCAGTCAATAGTTTCACTAAAGAAATCAAGTTCCGATACTTTGAAATATTTATCATTCACCAATGCAGTGCCATCATCATATAAATCCTTGATTTCTACAATTTTCCCAGTTGATTTTATTCTTGCTTTCATTGTTCCTCCTTTATTTTAAAATGTTCAATCAATTCGTTTACAGTAGCCTTGTGTATTTTTGCGTATGAAACACGGTGTTGTAAATCCCATAGTTATTCCTCCTTATCTATCTT